GAGATAAAAGGAAAATCAATAGATTTTGCAATGTAATCTATTAGTTTTTTGGCTTCAAAATTTGCAAATTCAACAGAAATTTTTCTTACTTCAGTAATGTGTACTAATCCGTAGTCATCAAACTTATTAATAAGTTGTTCTAATTTATCTGACGATGTAATACTTGGTTTATTGTTTGTCATAACTGCCCCCCTCTATACATGCGTTTAACTTCCTGTTTCCAATGCTCGGTAGCATCGTTAAAACCTTCCACATAGGCGTCGCGCTCAAACTGATAGGGTTGCGCCTCTACAATTTCAACGCGGCGCGTTAATTTCTTCCACAGCTTGTGCATCAAAAATGCCACTGGGATGCTGATGGGGTACAAAATCAAAAATTCGATTGGTAGCATAATATTTTGTTTTTAATGTCCAACAAACCTATGCACATTAATTTAACAATACAAATCTTAGTTGCAAAATTGCAACAAATATGACAATTCTATGACAATACACGAATCCCTTCGCTCACGGAGCGCACTATGGCGGCCTTTCCACCTGCGGCATTTACCACATTAACAAAATTTTTCTGCTCATCAGTGGCGCGGCCTTTCGGCGTCTTAACCTCCAGCGCAACAAACACAGCCACCTGTTGCCCTACCATATCCGGGGTAACGGTTACCGATTTCCATCCTATTAAATCGCTGCTGCCTTGGATTAACCCATAACGGACTTTATTCGTCGCGTCAAACCCTGTATTATTTCGGAATATCCGCACGCCTGTAATTTTGCTAACAGCCAACATAATTTGCCGCATAAGGCTCGTTTCGTTCGTCGGCGTGTCCAACGGCTCAGCCCTAAATTTCCCGCGCTCCATTGCGCTAATATAATTATTTACGGCTATATAACTGCCAACGGTGGTAAGCCCACCCGGGCTTATACCCACGGCGGAACGCTATCGCCTTTAATTCCTCTAGCGACCGCGCGCCCCATACTTCAACCTTCGCCTCACGTTTTACGCGCTCCACGTCCTCCACTGGCACCAATTGCCCTGCGATTTTCTTCAGCTGCCGCGGCTTCAGTGGTGCAATAGCTCCGCACTCAGGGCAAACAGCTGCTTGGTGTACAGCGTAGCACATTTTACACTGTCTAACCGCCTCCGCTGTTTTCTGCCTAGCTTGTTTATCGCGGCCTTCCAACGTCCACTCGCGCGTTGCTGTCGGCATCCCATGACGAAATACATTCCCTGCGTGATCTAAAATAATAGCGTGCTGTTTCCCATCCATCGGCCGCAATGCTCTGCCCACTTGCTGCAGATACAGCGCCTCCGATTTTGTCGGGCGCAATAATATCGCCGCTGCCACTGCAGGAATGTCGGTGCCTTCGCTTACTATGTCGCAGCTTGTTAGTACCTGGATGCTTCCATCGGTTAGGCCATTTATTAAACGCTTCCGCTCGCTGTCGTCCATGCTTCCGTCCACGGCCGCGCTGCGATAACCGGCATCGGTGAACGCTTGAGCCGTTGCCTGCGCGTGCTGCACGGATACGCAGAAAACTATTGCAGGCAATCCGTCGGCGTGCTGTTGGTATTCGCGCACCGCATCGCCCGTTATTCTCGATTTCATTAACGCGGTTTCCAAATCCCCACGGTTGTAATCCCCACCGACTGAGCGCACGCCTGTAAGGTCGGCCACGCTTGCGGCATATATTTTCGGCTCGCAAAGAAATCCGTCCGTAATAAGTTGACGCATTTTAACGCCTTCTAACAGCACATCGAAGGCGTCGCCTAATCCTTTGCCATCCATGCGGCACGGCGTGGCTGTAACGCCAAGCAAATAAGCCTGTGGCTGTTTCTCTATTATTCCTGCCCAACTGCCAGCGACAGCGTGATGCGCTTCGTCGCAGATAATTAAATCGTACTGCTGTAGCTCGCGACGTGCTGCCGTCTGCACCATCGCCACAGATACGGGCCACTCGTTTAAGGTTGGTTTGCCTGCCTCGATGGTTTCCCAAGGTACGCCCCATTGTGATAACTTGGCCGTCGTCTGCCTCAGCAATTCTTGCCTGTGTACTAATATTAAAACGCGCTTACCCTTCCGCACCGCCTCCCTTGTTATGTGGCAAAATATAACCGTCTTGCCTCCACCTGTAGGCAACTGATATAATACCCTTCTGTGGGATTTAAACGCCGCGCGTATGTCGTCAACGGCTTGGGCTTGGTATGGGCGTAAATTCATAACCTCTCAATAGCTTGCTGCAACCTTTGATAAATTTTAATTGACTTGGGCGCTTCCTTTTCCCAGCGCGCTATTACGCTTCTATGTATGCCCAATTCGTCGCAAATGCTGCTCAACGTTCGTCCTTTTTTTGCTGCTTTATTTTTTAATTCTTGTAAAAACATATTGCAAAGATAGTATTTTGTTCTATATTTGCAACAATAAAATAGTCAGGTGGCGGAATGGTAGACGCTAACCCACAAGTGTAGATATGTACTTTGTTAGTTTGATGTAATAACCTTCAGTTCCCGATTATGGTTTTCATTCAAGTAATAATCATATCATACAGGTTCGAATCCTGTCCTGACTACAAAACATTATGAACGAAAAATCGACAATTACTAGAACAAAATTACCACAGGGCTGGCGATATTGCGTGTGGAAAAACGGAATCCGACGCGGCTGCTATGATAGTAAACCACTAGCCGAGGCACACGCTCGCGAGCTTGACGATACGCGGCTAAATACCCCCATGATGGACGTTTACGATTTAGCCTTGCGTCAGTTGGGTGAATCGCACCCAGTTACGGAATTAGCTCGCGAGGCTATTATGCAGGAGCGCGATCACTTTTTATTGATGTTTGACTACGGCCGAGACGAAGGAGATTATTTTCTTGACGCTAACCATTGTTATACTAAACTATATGATACAAACAAATTACCTTTCGAAATCTAGGCTTGACCTTATCCACCGCAGCCCTTATTTGTATTGGTGGAAGTACCTATCCGGCCAATACGTACAACCCGAACCAACTGCGGCGCTTACAATGGGCAAGGCTCTACACTGCCGCGTGTTAGAACCTGAACACTACGGCCAGCGCTACGCAATACTACCGCCTAATATCGACCGACGTACCAAAGAAGGAAAAGAGTTGTATAATTACTTCATTAACAGCTTACGCGGCCACGAAATCCTAACCAAAGAGCAGGACGCGCAAATTGAGAACATGCACCGCGCATTAATGGCGCACAGCTACGCAGGGCATTTACTGCTATCGGAAGGCGAGCGCGAAAAAGAGCTATTGTGGGAATCGGACGGGGTAAATTATAAAGGCATTGCGGACCTGATAACAAACAGCGGTTTTATTGTGGACTTGAAAACTACAGACGACGCAAGCCCCAGCGCGTTTGCTTACTCGGTGAAAAAATACCGCTATCACGTGCAGGCCGCTATGTACTGCGACGCGTTCCCCGAATGCCAGGCATTTATATTTATAGCCATTGAGAAAACACCGCCGTACATGGTGGGCGTGTATTACATAAATGAAATGGATATCCAACGCGGCCGCGAGGAATATCTGCAAGACGTGGAGCTGTGGAAAGCCTGCAATGAAGCTAATAATTGGCCGCAATTCAGCGGCGAAATTATGGAATTGAAACTTAAATAATATGACAACCGAAATAACAACCACCACTACAGAACAGCAGGAAACATTTAGCCTGCAAGCTTTTGACCACGCCCAGCGCGTTGCCAAGGCCCTATCAGCCTCCACCATGATTCCCAAGGATTACCAAAACAACATCCCTAATACACTTGTAGCTTTGGAAATGGCGCACAGGATAGGCGCTAGTCCTTTAATGGTTATGCAGAATCTCCACATTATCCAAGGCCGCCCCTCGTGGTCGTCTGCGTTTATAATTGCGGCGCTTAACAGCTCGGGCCGATTCACTGCCTTAAAATTTAAGGCCACTGCCACAGCGTGCCAAGCCTACGCAACCGAAAAAGCCACAGGCGAACTATTGGAAGGCCCTACGATTACTATTGAAATGGCAAACGCTGAAGGATGGACAAATAAACAGGGTAGCAAATGGAAAACAATGCCCGAGCTTATGTTGCGTTATCGTGCGGCGGCTTTCTTTGGCCGATTATATGCGCCCGAGATAATGATGGGGATGCACGCCGTTGAGGAAATACAAGACGTTACCGAGAAACCCGAAGGCATAGCTAAGCTTACGGAAGCGGTAAAAAAGTAATATCCTTACTTCCTATTAATGTGTACGTGAAGCGGTCGCCGTAAATCGTGGCCGCTTTTTCTATGATTTCCATAAACTCGTCAAAATCCTGCTCAATCTTAAACACTTGGCAACCTTCGCTCCAGTTCTCCACGTAGGTGCTGTTCTTGCCTGCCTTATGAATATTAACTCCAGCGTTCCAAACTTCTTGCTCTTGCATCAAATCAAACTCCATATCCCTATCGCCATCGCGGTAACCACGAAGCGCGCCGCATTGCCTGAGCGCTTTATATTTCCCCTGGTGCAAACCGATTTCGTGTGATCCGCGATACTGCCCTTCTTTTAAAATAAAAACGCCTCCTTTGGCCTTACCTTCAAGCATTCCTTTTTTCCCTGGTTCAGTGGTAGCCGAAAATATTTGATAGCACCACTTGCCCTGCTCTTTCCAGCTTATAGTTATCCAGTCGTCAAATAAGTTGGTCACCTTGCTGCCCGTGTCGCTGTTGCGTATGCCTACAATATTAACGTTGTAGTCGCCATTCTCGAACCATTTATAACCCAACCGTTTAACGGCTGCCTCTACCTCACTGCGCCGCGGTGTCCTCATAAAAGAAGTTTGTTAAAAACTTACCGATTACCCCCGTCACTTGAATACATATAGCCAGCGTTGGGTGCGTAATATTTAACGCTGCTAGCGTGGTAGATAATAATAGCAGGCCGTCGCCTATTTTGCGCCACTTTGCAGGCGTTGGCTTGGCGTAACCTTTAACGCTTGCCTTGGCCTTGGTATGGTTTGCTTGATTCATGTTTATTCGCGTGTTTTTTATGTCTGCCTAATTTTTTGCGCGGCTTAACTTTGAACGTAGGCGCTGCCGATTTACTTGCCTTTGCCATTCAATTGCTTAATCTTACGTGCGTAATAGATAATCGCAAACATTCCCGATACTATGCCGACAATGGCAAGTACAAACGCTGCAACTGGCTGCCAAGTTTGGGAAAAATGTATTATCGTAGCACTTCCACTTATTCCTGTGGCAATGGCTGCGGTGGTGTCGTTATCAAAGTGTTTCATCGGTAATAATCGGGTTAAAATCGTTAAATCGTTCTTGGTATAAATCTTCCATTCCTAAAAATGTGTGTATGCCGCAAGGTTCGGGGAATACCTCGTAAATCAATAAATCATCGTTTAGTTCACCATCAAATAAAATATCAACGGCAAACAATGTATTAATCACCCCTAATTCAACGATGTGACAATTCTCTAATGTGGGTTTGATTTCTTCCCACTTGTCTTGCGGTAATTCAAATTTAGCAAATATCATAATTTTATGTAGTTAAGGTTTGACATTGAGCATCACTTAATGGAGTAGGATAGAGTGCCATTGCTTGGATGAATTTAGGGACATCAGAAGCAGCACCGTTTAAAAATTCCATATTTGTAGCGGTGAATGATGTTGCAGAAACGACCTTTGTTCCGTTCGCAAAAACATCAGCAGTAGTCCCATTCCATTTGATAGCAATTTTGGTGGTATCGGTTGTGGTTGTGTACAATGCCGTTAATGTTCCGCCGATTACTTTATTTATTGCCAACCTTGAAGAACCTCCACCATTATTTCTAAATGTCAATGAATTTACAGTGCCACCAGACCCAGTTGAACTATCGCCAAGCCAAAAATTTCCCGTTCCATCTCGTGTATACGCAACATTCCCCCTCAACTCCAAAAACCAAGTACCCCCACTTGCTGAAATTAACCCATTGGTGTAGATGTTGTTTCGGGTGAATGTATCTACCAATCTTGTTGCTGCTGCGTTGGTTGTATCTATTAAAGTAGTTGCATAACTACCCGCTTCTAACTGCCAATTCGTAACACTCCCGCTAACTGTTAGCGTTAAACTTCCTGCCGTTGGGGTAAAGGTTAAAGTTACCCTATTATTTGCACCCGTTCCATTTAATGTAGCAGTTGCTACGCCAGATAAAGTAACACTACCCGTACCCCAAAAACTTAAAGTATATGCAACTGCCGTTACTGTCCTTGTTTGGGTAGTAGCCGTTGCACTTGGGAAAACTAAATTCGTTCTCTGCGGTTCTAACAACAATGCGGGGCAACTGCCGTACATATAGGATAAACGTGGTACGTTAGCCGCAACTTGGGCAATAGTTCCATCGCTCTGCGTTCTATTGGCTACACTATTCCTTGACCAAGTTAAATCTCCATTGCCAGTGGCGGGTAGTTCGGCATAGGCAACCCCCGCTTTGTACCCACTGGGTATTAATAACAAGGATGCAGATTGCAACAATGATGATGCAGCCGCTACGCATTCCAACGACTCAATAGTTCCACCATCGGCAATCACACGGGATGAATAACCGTTTTGAAATTGCCCATATCTTTGGCGATTTAAACCTACGCCAACGCCTATTAGTGGCATATTAATAAGCTATTACAGATCCTGAAGATATTACAAATCCGGTAATTTCAAACCCCTTACCTGCTGGTAAGAATGTACCTGCTTTTATTGTTATTCCAGAAAGGCCGCGCGCAGTTAATACGTTAGTGCCACTTGCTTCGTTATTCCCTTTTACAGTAAAAGAAGTAAAAACGCAGTCAACATGTACAACTAATGAATCGTATGTAACATTGGTTACGGTTTCTGCGCCGTGATATTTAAAACCTTGACCGCCAACGGCGATATCTGCACTAGGATTGCTCATAATTTCAAATATAATACAAATAAAAAATACATAAGTTAACAACTATACCTTGCCAACTATAAACCATTTGCTTCCGTCGCTCATAACTGTTTTGCTCTCGTACTTACTGCTAATCGTAGTGGTGGCGCTGTCGTTTATTAGGAACGTTCCGGCGTCAATAGTTACAGTATGGTTGCTGTTTGTCTTAATAAATATATATTTCTTTCCACGCGATTCGTCAGCATCGGGTAAATTTACTACCACGTTGCCGTCCTGAGAATCGCAAATAACAAGCTCGTAACCATTCGTAAGCGTATGCGTCCCAACTGTGTAACTGATTGGTGCGCCATGTTCCTGCAGGTGCCAAACAACTTGCTCGGTGCTGTCGTCATATCTTAACTGCGTTTCCCATATTATATTCTGCGTTGGCTGCGCTGTTGGTGCGCCGTCGGCTTCGTTAACCAGGTATTCCAAAAACGTTGCAGGTTGGTGGCTTATTGCAGATTGGTAGTTGTTTACTTGGGTTTCAATCAAATTTACACGATCGCGCAAAATATCGCCCTGCTCGTTACTGATTCTCAAGCCCTCGCCTGTCGTTGTGGTATTGGTGTACACCGGAGCCACTCCTAACCATTCGCCCTCCCACGTGTCAAACCTTGGGTTAAACGATACGCCGTTTAAAACCCAAACATAGTTATCAAAATACAAGGATTTCATTAGATGGTAGCTACCTGAATCTATCCAGGTACCTCGAACCACGGGCATGAAGTCCGCATATAAGGACGACAATCCCACGCCTAACATTTTAGTGACGGTGCCTTTCGTTACCGAATCCCAACCGCCATAGAACTCATCCGCAATAACGTACTTAGTCCCATCGTTAGCCCATATATTACCTATTCCATATTTGTTGCCGCTGTAATAATATTTTGGGTTAATCTGTACCTGCGTGCTGTTTACTGAATTACTAGTGTTGGGCGTAAAATCTTCGGAAATATTCCAAACAAAATCGGGATTTTGATAGTCGCTAGTTTCAGCAAATGCCACCTGAATACTGCCCCAATAGCTTACGTTAAACGCCGCAGGTGTACTCCATGTACTTGTTTGTTTTGCAGGTCGCAACAGCTTCGGCATATTGTTTTGATACAGCAAGCTTATTAACGTCTGCACGCTGTCAATTTTCACCTTCAAAATA